CCGAGGCCACGGGGCACAAGCGCGGCGCCTCCGCCAGGAAGTCCGACTCCTACGTCGAGGACATCCTGGGGCGCCGCCAGGCCGCCAAGGGCGGCGGCACCGGCATGACCCACGAGGCCAAGGTGCAGAAGCTGCAGATGGTCCTCTCGGACCAGAACAGCGGCATCAAGCGGCTCGGTGTCGGCATGATCGGCCCGATCCAGCTCAAGCTGCGCTACCAGGGCATCACCCGCAACGTCCTCGTCGAGGACCCCTGCACGCCGGGCACGCCCGTCGAGTACGACGTCTGGGACGACCTCGGACAGGCGTACATGATGTCCGGCACCGAGGGCGAAGTCCGGATCACCCCCTTCGAGGGCAAGCGGATCCAGGTGCGGTTCTTCCGCATCGCCTCGCGCCCGGCGATCCGCAAGGAAGACCTGCTCTACCTGCGGATCAACGCCGTCGAGCAGTGCCAGGACGAGACGAAGCAGGCCATCCTCAAGCAGGAGGACTCGCGCCTCATCACGATGCTGCAGGCCGCGATCACCTCGTACGCGGGCCGGGCCGACCACACTGTCACCCCGAACCACGTCATCACCGAGGCCTCCGGCTACCTGACGCCGGGCTCGCTGTACTCGGCCGTCTCCATGACGGACATGCACGAGCTGCAGTCGTCGCGGATCCTGATCAACCCGATCGACTACCGCGACATGTACCGCTGGGACATCAACCAGACCGGTTGGGCGTTCAAGGACCGAGTCGTCGCCGGTGAGACCATCACCAGCTTCGGCGAGTTCCAGCTGCAGCGCTCCATCATCGTCCCGCAGAACGAGACCTTCCTGACCCCCGACCCGCAGTTCCTCGGCGTGTTCCCGGTGCTCTACAGCCTGGACGTCGAGGAGAACCACCGCGTCGAAAGTTTCTGGAAGGGCTGGGTCTTCGACGAGATGATCAGTTTTCTGATTCTGAATCCGAGGGGGCTGGCCAAGATCGTCAAGAGTTGATCAAGGCCTAACCTCGGGCAGAAAACCCTCCCCTTCTGATACTGTGAAAGCAGTAGAAGGGGAGGGTTTTCGCATGGGTAGACCGTCCGGCAAAAACGCGTTCATCGAGCAGGTCAAGAAGCTCTACGTCGAGGACAAGCTGTCGCTTGGCGAGATCCGCGAGATCACGCAAAGGAGTCAGCAGACCTTGTCCCGCTGGCTACAGGGCGAGGGGATCATCATCGAACCTCGTCCACGCAATTCCAACGCGGGCCGCACGCCGGAGCAGCAGGCCACCATCAATGCCAGGGTGAGCGCCAGCCGTAAGGGCAAGGGGACGGGCCCCAGGAAGCGCGCCGCCTCTCAGCCCTCCAGGGCAGACGTGCAGCGGCAGGCCCAGCCAGCAGAGCCACGGCAGTGCCAGTTCTGTCCGAACACCTTCGAGCCCTCGACGGCGGGCCAGGTCTACTGCAGCCGTCGGTGTGCGAGGGGTGCCGATGCCGCGCGAAAGTCAGCACGGAACCAAGAGACGTACGCAGCCAATCCGAAGCGATGCCCGTGCGGCGCGGCGATCTCATACGAACTGCGGCATAGCGCGAAGTACTGCGGCCCTGAGTGCCGCAAGGAGTACGGCCGCTACCGGGAGAAGGATCCGGAGAACTACCTCACCTTCTCTTGCGAGGCGTGCGGCACCGAAATCACTCGCCTCAAGGGCTACAGCCCCTACAACAAGTACTGCTCCAACGACTGCGCGCGGCGCCACACCAAAGTCAAGAAGCACATCCTGGTCGACGACGCCGTGGTGCTGGACTCCAATTACGAGGTCCTGCTGTGGGGGCTCTGCAGCGTGGCCAAGGTGTCCATCCAGCGGTTCGAGCGCCAAGAGGGCGTCGCATGGAATGACGGTGGCTGGTACGCGCCAGACTTCCTGGTGAAGTGGAAGGGACGTCAGGTCGCTGTGGAGACCAAGGGGTGGGTGGACGACCGAGATCAGAAGCGGTGGGCCGCCTTCCGCGCCGCCAAGGACGTCCCCCTGGTGGTGCTGACCCGAGACGCCCTGTGGCCCCCGCCAGCTTCGAGGGAGGATCTGCTGGCCCTCCTCGGCCTGGCTGGGTGAGAATGGCGGCTCCGCCAAGTTGATGCCCGCCACATCGCTCCTGAGGATCCGCCATGCCCCGTCGTGACCTGTCCCCTGAAGACATCGCACTCGCCCGCGACATGTATGCCCGCCGGTACGGCGTCGGCTCGATCGCCACGAAGTTCCAGATCAGCTTCGAGCGGGCCAGGGAGCTCGTCCAGGGCGTGGAGGTCACCCCGGGGCCTCGGCGGCGCGCAGAGAGTGATCTGTGGGAGCGGGAGGCTGCGCGGAAGCTGGCGAACGAGGGCAAGACGGTGGCGTTCATCGCTCGGGAGCTGCAGCGGCCGCAGCAGACGGTGCGCCATTGGGTGCGGCCCGGGGCCGAGGAGGTCCGGGCCGCTTACGCCGAGACGCTGACCGAGCTGGCGGAGAAGAAGAAGCGGGCTATCGAGCTGTTCGATCTGGGTATCTACACCGTCAACCGCGTCTCGGCCAAGGTGGGGAGCAACTGGTCGACGGTGGAGAAGTGGCTGAAGGACAGCGGCCGCATCTCGTGACTAAGGTCCCCCTCCCCGGGTTGCTTCACCGGGAAGGGGGACCTTTTTGTACCCGCGCCCTCCTGGTCGCCCTGTTTGGTGGAGCGTAGGGCGTGCCGGTCAAGCGGGTGTAGACCGGTCCACTAGCGCTCTGCGGACGGCAGGAGGGATCCACTGGTCCTCCTGGCGGGTGACTGCTCTCATTTTTGCAGATCCGCAAAGCAGTTGGGGAGGGGTTCTCTCAAATCGGGTGTCAGAGAAGAACTTTCGAGCCACCCCTGTCTGTGCCTGCTCCTGCCTCTGGTAGTGGATGAGGGTTTGTGGTGGGCCCTCGTGCGGCTCCTGTTCTCCGGCCGCCCAGCGAACCCCCGGGTACCCCTTCCCGGGGGTTCGCTGCTGTCCGGGACAGGTAGCGGCTTGTAAGGAGTGACGTACTCCTACGCGAGCCTGGAGGCTCCCATGCAGTTGGCGCAGCGGTTCGAGGTCAGCAACCCGGGTGACGGGGTAGTGGTCATCACGCCGGACCCGGAGAAGCCCAAGAGCTACCTCCGGTTCGAGGCCAAGGGTGACTCCCTGGGCAACGACGTGATGTTCCTGTCGCGGGCTCAGGTCGAGCAGCCGGACTTCATGAAGGCCGTTCAGCGTGGCCTGCTGGCCGTGAAGGCCGACTACCCGGAGGGCGACGGACTGGCCAACGAGCTGAAGCCGAAGCGCCAGAAGAAGAGGGAAGAGAAGCCGCTGACGGTGGCGCGGGTGATCTTCGACGAGAGCGACGACTACAAGATGAAGACGGAGGACGTGAAGGTGATCGTCGAGCCGTCGGTGAGGGTGTGATTTCTGATGGCCGATGAGATGGACCGTCTGCTGCTGGTCTCCGGGACGCTCGATACCACGGGGATCGGTGCGTCGCCGTCGGAGAAGCTGCAGAACGTCTCCTACGCCTTCCAGTCCGACCTGGTGCCTGCCGTGCCGGAGTCGCCCGTCGAGGAGCTGGAGGCCGAGCCGCCGAGGGAAGAGCAGGCTCCCTCCGAGCCTGAGGCGGCGCAGGAAGCCCAGACGGAGCCGGAGGAGGAGCCCGTGAGGGCTCCGGTGGAGCGCACGCGGAAGACGGCGGCCGCGAAGGCTGCCGAGTCCAAGGAGCAGGCTGACAAGCCTGCTGAGAGCTGAGGAGGAGGGCTGCTGTGGCTGGTGAGGCAAGCGGCACGTTCGAGACCGACGGTGCGATCGGCACCAAGGGTCAGCCGGTTCCGGCGCCGGTCCCGGCGGCCCAGGTCGATACGACCGAGGCCGGGCGGGTGGCGGCTTCGGGGTGGGCTCCGGCGCCGACGACGGTGTCTGGCACGAAGGACACGCTGACGTCGACGGTGGTGGACAAGTACCCGAAGTACTCGGCTCCGGCGGCCCCGCCGCCGGGTGTCAACGTCGATACGACGTGGACGGACAAGCCGGTGGGCAACGGCACGGGCTCGGCGGCGGATCCGTCGCTGTGGGTGTCGGGGACGCTGGAGACTGGCAACGTGGGTGCGGTCCCTGCTGGTTCGTCGGCGGTGCCGGTGGCCCCGGCAGCTCCGACGGCCGCTGCAGGAGACCGTTTCATCACCGTCTCCTGGACTCCTGTGGCCGACCCTGCTGGGGATGCCCCCGTCCTTCAGTACGTGGTGGAGTCGGACACGGGCGGGCACTTCTACGCCGGAGCCGACGACACCAGCCTCCGGTTTGAGAATGTCGTCGGCGGCAGGGGATACAAGTTCCGGGTCCGGGCCGGTAACCGCAACGGTGCTGGACCGTACGGCCCGTGGTCGGCGGCCGCCGTCAAGCCGGGCAACGAGGATCTGATCCGGCCCAGCTCCATCGCTCCGGATAACGCGGTCAACCCGATCTACAACCAGGACGGGACGATCAAGCCGGGCTCGTACGGGGCACCCACGCCGCCCGGCAAGCCGACTGTGGCGGCGCAGGGCACGGCCGGTACGGCGACGGTGACGTGGACGGCCCCAACGACCGGGCAGCCGTCGGGCGGTTACGACGTCATCGCCTCCTCGGGGCAGAAGGTGCACGTGGCGGGCAACGTCCTCACGGCGAACGTGGCCGGGCTGACGGTTGCCGCGTCGGTGACGTTCACCGTCGTGGCCATCGGCCAGCTGCAGAGCGCCACGTCTCCCGCGTCGAACGCGTACACGGTGGCGTAGCTATCGCAGGACCGAGGCCCTGTCCCGACTCCGGGGCGGGGCCTCTTGGTGCTCTGAGGCCCTCTGAAGCTGTGCTCTTTCGAACCCACCCGGGGTGGGTTCGCGGGTCAGGCCTACTCCGCTGGTCTGAGCATACGGATGCGTTTGCTGTCCCGCTTCGACCTCTCACCCGAAAAGGCGAAGGCGACGCAGAGGAGAGGGCATGTCAGGGACCACACCGAGGCTGGGCCTCAAGACGTTCGATACAAGCGACCCTTTCCTCCGGCAGGACTTCAACGACATCTGGGCCAAGCTCGACGCCAGTCCCGGCGAGCTGTTGTGCACGTCCACGACCCGGCCCGCGTGGGGTGCGGCGCAGGCGGGGATGCGGATCTACGAGACGGACACCAGGCGTTCGCTGGCGTGGACCGGGACTGCGTGGCGGGAGATTCTGGCGACGGCGCCGGTGTGGCCGGGCTACGTGCAGCCCCAGGTGGCCATGGGCAAGGACACGCACGTCTACTACAAGATGGCGACGTTCCAGGTGAACCGGCCGGGCGCGCTGCTCGTGTGGCTGGAGGCCGAGGTTCAGGTGCAGTCGCTGTACACGGCGAACTTCGCACTGCGCGCCCAGGTCGACGGCTCCGACTGCATGATCGGTTCCACTGCGTCGTACATGCGTGTGCCGCAGATCCACACCAGCGGCTCGGGCTGGTCTCGGCACTTCATGATGGGCGGACTCGGCCTCAGGCCCGTCGGCGCGGGCAGCCACAACTTCGGCTGCCACTTCTACACCTCGCCGAACTCGACGACGTCCACCGTCTCGGTGCGGCTGCAGTCGGTGCGCGGTGTGGCCATGCTGGTCAACTCCCAGGACACCTGATGGGCACAGAGGACTACACAGACCGCTCCTACGTCTCTCGCTACGGCGCGGCGACGTACGGCCTGCGGGTCATGCGTGAGGGTGCGCCAGGAGATGCGGACGGGCAGGTCACTGCCACGCTGCTGCACGACGATCCTGCCGCCACGCAGGTGTTCTCCCGCGCGGCTGACCACCCGACCGTCGGCGAGTACACGGTGCGTCTCACCTCGAAGGAGACGGCGACTCCAGGCCCGTACGTGCTGGTGTGGACGTACGAGATCGCCGGGGGCGATGAGGAGTGGCGCGTCTGGCTGGAGGTCGGCAAGACAGCCCCGGACTACGACGTCCTCGCCGACCCGATGAAGGAGATCGTCGAGTCCGTCTGGAATCGCTTCTCCGATCTGTTCGACTACGCGACCGAGGGCCCGCACCTGCAGGCCTACATCCAGGCCAACTTCGGCAGGAACCGGCTCGCGCAACTGCTGAAGATCGCCGTCGGCAGGCTGAACACCATGGCGCAGCCCTTCCAGACGTACACGCTCGACGGCGACGGCGGTGCCAGCTTCCCGGTCGCCCAGTGGGGGTCGCTGCTGGAGTCCGCGCTGTACGTGGAGACGCTGCGGCACTTCGTGCGCTCGTACGTGGAGCAGCCGGATCTGCGCTCAGGGTCGGCGGCCGCGCGCCTGGACCGCCGGGACTACAAGGACCGCTGGGAAGACGTTCTCGGCGTCGAGGAGCCCGTCCTGTTGAAGCAGTTGGAGACCTTCAAGATCGCGCACATGGGACTAGGCAACGCCCGGGTGCTCGTGTCTGGCGGTGCGTACGGCCGCTGGGGTCCGACGCGGTTGCCGCTGTCCTACGCGGCCCGCCCCAAGTGGATGACAAGAATGCATTGATGCCAACTCTGGCCTGGAAATACCAGGACCTCACGTGCGCGGGAGGCAAGGAGTGCCTGCACCGCAGATGGCTCCGGTCGATGAGCCCGCCGTCCGGCCGAAGGGGCCCAAGCAGGAGGAATCATGCCCTACAGCGTCACTCTCAAGCCCGGCCTTATGGACATCGTGCTGCCGGACGGGAGTCGGTATCAGGGCGGCCAGACCGCGTCTCTGACGGATGTTCAGTACGGTCAGCTCAGCCCGACGGCGGCGGCCGCCCTGTTCTCCTCCGCGATCCCACAGGTGGTCTCCGGCACGGTCACGGGCGATCTCGCCGTCGCAGGCAAGCTGTCGGCAGGTGGCTTCGTCCTGCCCGCGTACCCCATCCGTTCGCGCCCCCGGTACCGGGCGGCGAGCTGGTCACAGCTGTTCCAAGCTGGACACGGCTGGTCGGCGTCCGGATCAGGCGTGGGCTCGTCCAACGCCAACGACACGGGCACGTACTGCAAGGGCACCCAGAGTTTCCGGGTGACCACGACCGGCACGGGCGCGGTCTGCAACATCCGGCGGCTGGCGGGGACTCTGCCTGATCTGACGGACAAGGCGCTGCGGCTGACTTTCAGGGTTTCCGACGTCGCCCACTTGAATCAGATCAACGTGCAGGTCGGCACGAGCACGATCGCGAACACCTTCACCTGGAGACTGCACACCCATGCCTCGACGGCCGAGAACCAGGTGTTGTCCGGCGAGTGGGTGACGATGACGCTCAGCTGGGCGGACGTGAGGTCGGCGGCGGGCACCTACTCGATCTCGGCGAACGGCGTGCCGAGCGTGACCAGCGGGTTCACCGACTTCGTCTTTCAGGTGGTCGACGACAACTCGGGCAACCCCGTCACGGCCCATCTGCAGGCAGTCGAGGTCATCTCCGACACCCAGACGCCGTTCCCCAACGGCGTCATCTCGATCACCTTCGACGACAGCTACGCCTCCCAGCACACTCTCGCCAGGCCCGAAATGGACGTACGCGGATTCCGGGGCACGCTGTACACGATCGTCGAGAACATCGGCATCCCGTCATACCTGTCACTGGATCAACTCAAGTCGGTGCAGCGCGCCTCCGAGTGGGAGATAGCCGGGCACGCGTTTTCCTCGTACAACCACAACACGAAGTACGCCTTCCTCTCATCCGCCGTGGTGGACGAGGACATCCGTCGGTGCCGCCAGTGGATGATCGATAACGGTTTCCCCTCGGACTCGTTCGCGTACCCCGGGGGTTGGTTCTCCAAGACGCTCGACGGCAAGTCGATCGAGGATCTGACCTGCAAATATTTCGCGTCTGGCCGGGGCATCTCGTCGGCGGACAACCTGGAGTCCTACCCGCCACCCATGCAGTACCGCATGCGCTCGATCAGCGGAATCGGAGCTCTGGCTGGAGGCGCTGCGCGAGGCCTGCCAGCGAACCTCACCGGTGCGGGCGGCGCCCTCGACCGCTGCCAGATCGATGGCAACTGGACCATTTTGACATTCCATGACGTAACCGCCGGAGCCGCTAGTACGACCAACCAGTGCTCGATCGCGGACTTCACCGCGATCATGAACGCCATCGACGCCCGCGACATCGAAGTCCTCCCCGTCGGGGACGTTCTTCGGATGTCTACCTGAAGGAGCTGCCGTGAGCACTGTGCGCGGTACGTACGTCCGCAGCAGGCAGAACTGGGCTGTCGACCAGGAGCGGGCCCGGCACGACCAGGCCCTCTACATGATCGGCGAGAACACCCTGTTCTGCCTGCTGTGGACCGCGCGCGATCACGAGGCTGGGCTGGTCGAGCTGTGCACCGTGTGCGCCTCCGACCGCGTCTCCAAGGCCTACGGCCAGCCCGCCCGTAACCGCTGCCCGAGCTGCTTCGGTACGCGCTTCGAAGGCGGCTACCGAGCCCTGATCGTGCGCCCGGCCATCTACACCGACGCCGACGACTCCCAGTCCTTCACCGCGCGGGGCGTCGTCGCACCGCAGGAGGTCCACCTGGAGACCACCTCGGACTTCCGGGTGCACTCCGGCGACTACGCCATGCGGGCCACGGGCGAGCGGCTGCAGCTGCGCGCTCCGCAGCGCACCACAGTCCGGACGGGCTACGGCACGCCGCACCAGCGCGACGCGGGGATCGCGTACAACCTCTCGCGCGCGGCCGTCGAAGACCCCGAGTCGGTGGCCTACATCATCCCGCCCGACACCGACACCCTGACCAGCATCCTGGCCCGCTCCGGCAACACGCCGCCCGTGTTCGCAGATGTCGAGGTCATCCGAGCCCCGCTGATCCCCCTCTACGAGAGAGACTGACTGCCATGAGCCTCACCTGGGTCCAGGCCGCCTCGAATAGTCAGTGGTGGCTCTCCCGTGTCAGTGGAGACGCGGACGCCGTCAAGCGGCACACCCAGCAGATCGCGGCAGCCCACGGCGTCTCCCCGACAGCAGCCCGGCGCGCGTACATAGCCGTCACCGACGCAATCCGCGCCCGCAAGCATCAGCCGACCGACTACGGCTTCGCCTCGCAGCCGAAGACCGACCGCCACGGCTGGATGGAAACCCCCATCCCTGATGACCACGACATCCACGACTACGAAGGCCCCCGACGCTGGGGGCATCTGGAATCGGAACAGGTCGACATCCATCGTGGCGTGCACGCCACGCAGCAGCAGATGGACCCGCACGCAGTCGCCCACAACCTCTTCCACCCGGGCAAACTCGTCCCGACCTCTAAGCGCAACCTGGGGAACCCCGACCACGATCCGGACCAGGAAGATCATGCCGCCCGTGCGGAAGCTGACGGAGTCGAGGGCAACAGCGATCTCACCCGCTTCCACCGGACCAGTAACGGTCGCCTGAACCTCGCCGACGGCCACCACCGCCTGGCCGCCGACCTGCTACTGGGTAAAACCCACACCAGCGGACTCGTGTGGAACGACAAGAAGCCCCCGGCGAAGACCTGTGACGGTCCGAACTGCGAACCCTGCAGGGAGCAGGAGCAGTTCTACAAGGACATCGAGATGGACTGGCCGCCCCGCCCGAACAGCCACAAGACCACCAGCTGAGCTACGCTCAGAACGCCCGCCAGCAACCGCCACATCAAGGGGTATCCGCCATGCCCGAGCAAGAGTTCACGCTGCGCTCCGACGTCACCGTCGAGTTGGTCAAGCACACCGCGTCTGACGCGGACGTCCTCTTCGCCGCCCGCGTCTCGACCCTGGGCGAGCAGTCCCTGGAGGAGCTGAGCAAGGACCCAGAGCGTTCCAAGGGCCTGATCAACTACCTGATGCGGGACCGGCACGGCAGCCCCTTCGAGCACAACTCGATGACCTTCCTGATCAGCGCCCCGATCTTCGTGTTCCGCGAGTTCATGCGGCATCGCGTCGGCTGGTCGTACAACGAGGAGTCCGGAAGGTACAAGGAGCTGGAGCCGGTCTTCTACATGCCCGACGAGTCCCGCAAGCTGGTCCAGCAGGGCAAGCCGGGCAAGTACGAATTCATCGAGGGGAACTACGAGCAGCGCTTGTCCGTCGAGCACTCGTTCGGCGTCATCTGCCGGGCTGCGTACAGTCACTACCAGCAGATGATGCATGTGGGCGTCGCCCGCGAGGTCGCCCGTTCTGTCCTCCCCATGGGCACGTACAGCTCGATGTACGCCACGTGCAACGCACGCTCCCTGATGCACTTCCTCGGCCTGCGAACGACGCACGGGCAGGCGAAGGTGCCGTCGTTCGCAG